TGGTTGGCCGCCACCGTAAAAGAGCATCCGGTGAACTTGGTGCGGACCGTGGCACCTGCACCTGTGATCTTGACACATGATCCAAAAGCGTTGTCGAAGTACGTGTTCATCGCAAACACGGATGCGACAACGTTCCCCGAGGTCGGGTTAATCAGCAGGTTGTTCTGGCAGCCGATCACGTCAGAGTCGTTGATCTGAACAGCACCACCCAGCGTGATGTTGATGCCGCAAACAGCGCCCGTTGTTGAGGACAGGCCACCGTTGATCGTGGTGCCATGCACCACAAACGTCTGCAAGTTGCAGCCGCCGATGATGGCGGTGCCGGTAAAGTTGGTGAAGGTGCAGTCGCTGATGGTGGAAATTTCGCCACCTGCGCTGCCGTTGTAGTTGACCCCATTAAACAGCGTATTGCTGCTGCTCAGACCTGAGAAAGCGCACCGATAGAAGTTAATATAGGCGTTGCCGTTGGTGTTCACCACGGAGCCGGCTGTTTGAGCCAAACTGGTAGTAAAAAGGATGTCGCGGAATTGGGTGTAATAATTTCCCGACGTAAGCGTGATGAGATCGCCTGCGATATTCGAGGTCCACTCGAAACCTGTCAGGTTGCCATTGACGCCTGCAAGTGCGCCTTGGAACAAGAAAACCTTGGCAGGGACAGCAATGTTCGATGCAAACGGGTAAAAGCCGCCCGGAAAATACAGAACCGAGCCGCTAGCAGCAGCCGACATAATAGTCGCAAGCGCAGTGTTGTTTGCAGCGCCCGTGTTGCTAGTCAATACCGCGTTTGTTCCTTGCTGCGTAACGTCAATAACTCCATTTAGACCCGTTACCAATCCAGCAAGTTTGTTGTACTGCGAAATGGACATGGAACCAGCAGTCGACGGGCTAGAAGCCGCAATACTAATCGCTGGCGTGGTTCCACCAGATGACGAAATCGGAGAAGTACCAGTTACAGAAGTAACTGCACTTGTTAAATATGCGACATTCGATCCGGAAGTAACTTGGCCCTTGGCATTCGTGGTGACATTGTTGTAAGTACCTGCACCGCTGGTATTGACGTTTGGTAGAGTTGCGGTGTTACTATTGGCAGGGACAGAGATATCGCCAGCGATCGCCGCACGACTCACGACTGGCGCAGTCGCTGTGCCAGATACCGTGATTGTTCCGTCCGAGTTTGTTACTGAGCCGACCGTAGCTGCGGTAGTAATTGATGTAACACGGCCTTTTGCGTCAATCGTAATGACTGGGATGACTGTCGCAGAGCCCGTCGTCCCAGCAGTTGCAACCGAAGCAAGAGTTGCCGTATTTGAGCCGGCTGGAATAGCGACATCGCCAATAATGGCGGCCCGAGAAACTGTCGCAGACCCCGAGGATGTAGTGACAGTAATTGTACCATCAGAATTAACAACACTTGTTAGACCTGAAACAGCTACTTCTGTTCCAGTTTCATCGAGAGAATAAAAAGCACCTGATCTGCAATACAATAAACGCTGGTACGAACCAGTCGCCGGAGCAGCAGGCTTGGTGTCACCTTCATGATAGCTATCTGCTGCGCTAGTTGTTCCAGTTTGGGCAGTCATGCTATAATCCTAATGAGTTTGGATTCGATGCCTTTAATGATGACCGCACCAGCTTCGAGGGTTATTGGGGATGCCACAACAATTTGAGAAAAGTCATTGACAGTATACGACTGGTTTGCAAACAAATGCGTTGGAGGCTGGGGTGCAGAAACTACAGGAGGAGTAGAGGTTGTTGCAGATGCTTGAGCGTAGACTTCGGGAAACAACAAATCATCAATTTGACGTTGCAAAGCAGCGATCGACCCAGCAATAGTACCATAATCTTGCTCAGGAATGGGTGGTGTTTGTTGAGCAGCGATGCCAGAAACGTCTGCGAATACTTCTCCAATTCCATTGTCATCAATTCCCGAAACCATTAACCCAACACGACGAAGTGCACGATACGCTTCCGAAGTCAGGGTGCCATCCGGATTAACAAATTTAATTCGGACAGGAAAAAGATCTAGTACGCTGGTGTCTGGCATTACCAAGTCCCCGGTTCTAGTTCAGCAAACGCACCCAGAATAGTAACCGCTACAGGATCAGTAATGGAAATCTCCCAAACTCGATTACGACCACTACCAAGGCGATTAAATTTAACACGAGTGCGATACGAGCCAATGGGACCGACTGTTTGAGTACGGTAAGGGCCAAAAGTCTGTCCGCCATCGTCAGACCAACGTAGGCGAAGTTGTGGAGCAAAACCCTGTCCTGTGGCTGTTCCAACCCCAACTTCCATGTCAACTTGCAGCATGGTGTAGAAGACTCTGGCTTGAGTCAACTCAAACACAGAAGTACGACGAATTCGGGCAATGGCGTTTTGATCGTCAAGGTAGTAATTTTTGTCAAGAATATACAGACGGTTGTCTTGCCAATCCCCACAAAGTAATTGGTTGTTGAACGCCATGAATGTTCCAGCACGCCACCTGTGCATATTGTTGTTGTTTGCTTCTTTCCAAGCGCGATCATGCCATTCCGACGTTGTAACGTCGTAAACAAAGGTCTGGTCGATGTCGACAAAGCACAAAACGTAAAACAAATGCCCATCTTGCATGTAGGTAAAGGCTTGATAGCCGTAAGGATTAGTTGAGGTCTCAATCAACCGCTCAATATAGGGATTCGACACTCGTACAGGTTTGTAACCATCTGCTCGCCAAACCGGACCAATACCAGTTTCGTCCCGACCTACCCAAAACAAAGTGTTATCGAGCTTGCAAACAGTCCATGGGGCAACACAACCGTGTTCAACCAGTACCGTGCCACTTTTCTGGTAAGGAAAAGTTGAAGCCCCGGTGTTGACCCAGACTTCAATTGTTTTTAGACCAAAGAGCCACAATTCATCATGGATAGGGAAAGCGACTTGGAGCGAAGCTTCCTCACTTTCAATTGAAGCGTAGTCAAGACCATTCCACATAGTTCCATCAAGATTTGCAGAAATATAAAAGTGATTTGTTCCGTCCCCGGACACAATGAAATAGGTATCTTCGTAGAAAACAAAGGTAACACCGTTAGGAAAGTCGGGGTCCGTGATTTTAACAAACTTGGAAGTAGAAGTGTTCCAAACGTACCCGTATAGGCCGTCCACCATAACTAACTGTTGACCATCGTAGGCCATAGAAACAAGACCGGACGTGGTGCTAAAACTACCCAAGAGTGTTGACACCCCGGTAGTGCTGTAGCTGTAAAAGCCATTGCCCGAAACTACATATGCGACACCCGGAAGTGCAAAAGTACCCCTGATAGGCCCAGAACCAATTGTACCAATGTTACGCAAACCCGGAGTGCTTACCAGCATCATATCCGTGCGTTGACCGTTTGGAATTTTCTCCAAGTACAAATTAGTGCATTTCTCGCTTTCTACAAAGCGAGATCGTGTTTGATATGTAGGGCCGACAAAAGGTATTTTCTTCACTATTGGCCCAAGAAAATGTTGTAAGCACCGCCAACATCAAGAAGTGCGTTACGAAATCCGAGTTCAGGGGTTTGATTGTTTCGACGTTTAATGTTGTAAATCGCTTTTGCTGCTACCTTTTGATCTGTTGGCGAAAGCGATCTTCCATACGACCCACTCAACTCTACTGCAAGCGCGTATTGAAGTGCTCGAACATATCCTTGTGGAAAATTTAACTTGGTACCAACATCCGGAAACTGAATAAGCTGTTGTTCAATCTGGATATGCAACTCGCAAGGTTGATTTGGAATCGGATAAAAATAAAGAGTTGCAGTAGGATACTCGTAATCGCAATAACAATACATCGGATAGGATGAATTGTTTGTTTTTAAGTTAAGCGAATTATATTGCTCTTGGTTGATAAGTCGAACAGGATAATCGACAGAATTGATCCTTACGAACATCGTGTCCATCAGTTGAGTTGGACGTTCGGTTACGACAATGGACCCCGTGGGTCCAATTGTTAGGATATTCGTGTTTGTTGGAAGGACGGGATATACCCCACCAACTTTTACGTCTTGAATTGTGTAAACAAAAAGCGAC